GTAGAGCATCGCCAATCTCTCGTACACCACGTCGACGGGATCGGGCGCGCCCGCCATTCAGCATCCCACCTATCTCCGCTACAAGGCGGTCTGGCTGAAGCTGTTCGATGTCCTGCACGGGACAGGCGGCTTCGCCGACGCCACCTATCTCGTCGCGCACCCGCGCGAATACAAGGATCATCAGGCCACCAACCCGCGCAAGCCCACGAAGGCGCTCCTCGCCCGCCGCACGCTGGCGCACTACACCAACGTCGCGGCGACGATCCTCGAGCAGAAGGCCTCGGCGCTCTTCCGCCCGCCGATCGCGCGGACCGTGCACGGGAAGGCGGAAGGGCACGAGATCTTCGACTGGTGGGCGAACGTCGACGGCTACGGCTGCTCGATGACCGAGTGGATGTGGGACGGCTTCATCGCCGCCGGTGCCTTCGGGCATGTCTTCCACTACATGGACCGCGACAAGGCGCCTGCTGGGACGGCCGCCGAGACCGCCGCGGATGCGTCGCAGCCCTACCTCCGGATCTACCTGCCGCTGGATGTCCCGGACTGGGTCCAGAACGACCGCGGCGAGCTGATCGGGGTGAAGCTGCTCGAACCCATCCCGCGCACGAGTCTGAAGGAGGCGCCGATCCAGAACCAAGCGCGCCAGCGGCTGGTCGACGAGACGACCTGGGAAGTCTACGACCCGGGCTCCCTGACGCCAGGCGACCAGGGACAGCACGGCTTCGGGACACTACCAGTCGTCGTGCAGTACGCCAAGCGGCGCCGGCTCGAGCCGCTGATCGGGCAGCCGATTCTCGGCGATCCGAACAGTTACATCCGGCTGTACAACCTCGACTCTGAAATCTCCCAGATTCTCCGCGGGCAAACCTTCGGCGTGCTGAACGCGCCGCTCGGCACGGGCGATCAGGCCACCGACGTCGCCGCGGCGAAGACCATGATGGGCGACGAGAAGGGCGTCGATAACGTCCTGTTCACGCCGCTGCCGGCGCAGTACGTCCAGCCCGAGACCGAAAACGTCACGGTCTACCAGGCCGAACGGTCGGACCTCCTGCGCCGGATCTATCGCCTCGCCGCGGCGCCCTGGGAATCGGACTCGAAGGATGCCGAGGCACAGGGCTCGCTCCAGCTGAAGCGCGAAGACATGAACCAGGTGCTGACGTCCTACGCGGACCAGTGCGAGCGGACCGAGATTGCCCTGGCGAAGCTCTGGTTCCGGGCGCGTTACGGAGCCGACGCCTGGGAGTCCGAGTGGGAGCGCGCCGACGTCGTCATCACCTATCCCGAGACGTTCGAAGAGACGCCCTTCGCCGAGATCATCGAGCAGGCGCAGGCGGCGACGACGCTCGAGATGGGTCCGACGTTCATGAACGAGGTCCGGAAGCGGCTGGTGCCGAAGTTCCTCCCGGATGTCGCGCCAGAGATCGCCGCGAAGATCGAGAAGGAACTGGAGCAAACCGAGGTCAAGAGTCCGGCGCAGCAGAAGCTCGAAGAGATGGCGCTGCGGTTCAGCGGGCAGCCGGGCGCGCAGCCTGAGCCGGTGGCGGCATGAGCGAATCCCTGGCCGTGCTCACCGAGGCCGAGAAGCTGGCGAAGGTCGCCGACGCCGTCGGCCGATCGTACGCCACCGAGCTCGGGCGCGTCCTGCGCGACCTCGAGCGGCAGCTGCGGACGCTGGCGATCGCCGCGATCGAGGGGTCGGTGACGGCGCTCTCGCGCGCGGTGCGCGCCGCGAAGCTGAGGCAGGAGATCCAGAAGGCGCTCCGCGTGTCAGGCTTCGAGGCACTGACCAGGACGGCCACCGCTGACGCGCTCGATGCGCTCGTGGCCCAGATGGGCACGTTGCGCGGGGCGGCGAAGCTGGCCGCGTTCACGACCTCGGATCAGTCCCGGATCCTGGCGCTGAAGGAGATCGCGCGGCTCGACCTCGTCGGCGTCGGCGATGCCCTCGCGCACGCGCTGTGGCGCACGCTCGCCCAGGGACTGTACGCGCAGCGGCCGGTGACCGATCTACTCGACGACCTCAGTGAGGCCGTCGACGTCGAAGAGGCGCGGCTCCAGACGCTGTACGACACCACAGTCAGCATCTTCGGCCGGCAGGTCGAAGCGATGAAGACGCAGCCCGGGGACGTGTTCGCGTATGTCGGACCCGTCGACCAGAAGTTGCGGCCGTTCTGCCGGCAGCATGTCGGGAAGGTCTACACCAAGCCCGAGATCGACGCGCTGGACAACGGGCAGTTGCCGAACGTGTTCCTCACGGGCGGCGGCTACAACTGCCGGCACGTCTGGCAGGTGCTCAGCAAGTTCAGCGAGTCGCGCGACCTGCAGGGGACGGACCAGCGCATGCCGGAAGTGCAGACCGCGATCGCGGCGCTGCCGCCCGGGGATCGGAAGGCGGCCTGATGGGCGCGCAGATCACCGTCCGGAAGTCCTTCGGCGCGCTGGAGCACCTGGAGCTCGTGACCGCCGACGACATGCGCGAGATCGGGCTGCTCGCCAGGGAGCAGATCGTGCGCCGCACGATGAGCGGCCGCGACGCGACCGGCGCGCCGTTCGAACCGTACTCGCCCGGGTACGCGAAGGCGAAGCGGCAGGCGCTGGGGACGACCGCGGTGAACCTCCAGGTGTCGGGCGGGATGCTCAACGACTTCACGATCACCAACGTCCAGGTGTCGGACGAGAAGGCGAGCGTCACGCTCGGGTGGACGAAGTAGATGGCGGCGAAGAACACGACGTCGACGGTGCTGAAGAAGGCCCGCCGGGTGTTCTCGGCCTCGACGTTCATTCAGCGCAGCCGGCGCGAGTCGAGCGAGCAGAAAGCGATCTGGCACCAGGTGACCGGCGCGGGCCGCCGCGGCGTGCTGCGCCAGTTCTTCGGGCTCACGTCGGAGGAGCAGGCCACCGTGAAGCAGGTGCTCGAAGGACAGATCGCGGCGCGGCTCCGAAAGGCGGGCGCCTGATGGCTGGCGGGATTCGTGCCCATCGCCTCGACTCGCTGCGCGCGCGGCGGGAAGCGGCCGGCCTGACGGTCGGCGATCTCGCGCGCATGGCCTCGGTGTCGGATCTCAAGATCGTCAAGGCCGAGAACGGCGACCCCGTGACCCCTGACATTACGGATCGTCTGCTCGATGCGCTCGGGCCGGCTGTGGTGCTCGTGTCGAGCACGGCGGCGAATCCGACGCGGTTTACGACGGCGGCGCATCGGTTCATCCGCGGCGACATCATCACGATCGCGGGCCACGTCGGCAGCGCCGCGCCGGTCAACGGGGATCAGTCCATCACGGCGACATCGGATCCCAACCATTTCACGATCGCGCTGGACGCGACGCTCGGCGGCGGGACCGGGGGCACCGCACGGCTCTCGGCGACGTCGCTCGGACTCGTCCGACTCTAAGTATCGGCGTCGACAGTATCGGCGACCCAGTATCGGGAAAGGGACACGCACATGGCGAAGTTCGAGATCGAGATCGACGACAAGGGTGAGTTCATCGGGGCTGTCCCCGCCGAGCTGACGGCTGTCCTGGAAAAGGTCGGGACGGCGAAGTACGGCGAGGGCTTCGGGAAGGGGAACCAGAAGGCGGCCGCGGAAGCCAAGGCGCAGATCGATAGCAGCGTGGCGGCCGAGCGGTCGAAGTGGGAGATCGGCATCGCGGCCGATCGCGCCAAGTGGGGGGAAATCGAGGCGGCGTCCACGCACCTCAAGACCCAACTCGAAGCGACCACGACCCAAGCCCGTAAGACTCTGACGGAGCGCGAAGAAGCGCACGCACAGGAGATCACCCGTCGCGTCGATCGCGAGACCAAGCGGAACGACAAGATCCGGACCCTGGTCAACCAGAACCTGAAGGCGCTGGCGGCCTCCGCCGGCGCGCGGACGGAATCGCTGGGGGAACTCGAAGTGATTCTCCAGCACCGGATCGGGTATTCCGACGAGATGGAGCCCTTCGTGCTCGACGAGCAGGGGCAGCCGGCGAAGACCACGGCCGGCAATCCGTTGCCATTGGACGTGTTCGTGAAGCAGTACCTCGACGCGCATCCGCATCATCGCAAAGCACCGGCCGGCCAGGGCGGCGGAGCGCGAGGCGGGGCGTCGATGCACGGGCACACGACCACCGCGACGATCGACGGCGCCCGCGCGCGCGTCGAGGGCGGGGATCGGTCGCCTCAGGCCATCAACGATCTGTTTGAAGCGGGCCGCAAGCGCGCGGCCTCGTAAGGGAGATAACCGATGCCATTCTCCGGCATGTCAACGAACAAGTACTTCACGCCGAACCTCGTCGGCGAGGACGTGTCGGAGGTCATCCGCACGCTCACGCCCTACGAGGCGCCCTTCCTCGATTGGCTCGGCGACCCGGACGGGTTCGCATCGAGCACCAAGCACGAGTTCATCGAGGACTTCCTGCGGCCGCGCACGATCATCAACTCGACCGCGATCGCGTCGGTGACCGGGGCGACCGGCATCCAGGTCAACGGACTCGCCGAGGCGCTGACCATTGGCACCATCCTGGAAATCACCGGGATCGCGCCCGAGCGCGTCCAGGTGAGCTCGATCGTGTCGGGCGGCAACTCGGTACTCGTCACACGGAACTACGACGGCGCCGGCATCGGCTCGCTCGCCGCGGGCTCGACGCTGCAGGTGCGCGCCCCGTCCGCGCCGGAAGGCGACGAGCACGCGGGACTCCACACGGCCCGGCTGGGCAACCGCCGCGCCAACACGGTGGGCTACTTCAAGATCGAGATCGCGGCCACGGGGACGTCGATGGGCGTCAACCTGTACGGCAACGACTCGTACGACCTGGCCCGCGCGAAGGTGCTCCGGGAGGTCCCGGCGATCCTCGAGGCGGAAGTCCTCACGGGCGTCCTGAACGGCACGAACTCGCTCGGCACGGCGTCAGCGACGCGGACCATGCAGGGGATCCGCGCGCAGCTCACGGCGATCAACTCGCAGGTCGTCGACGCGTCGTTCTCGGCGAACCCGCACCTGTGGATCGGCGACGCGATGCAGAACGCCTTCGGCAACGGCGCAGCGACCACGGAGACGTGGGGCATCATCGCCGGATCGCAGTACTTCCGCGACATCTCCAACCTGAACGACACGAAGGTCCAGGACTCGAACCAGTCCGAGCTCTTCAAGCGTGTGATCCGCAACTACGCGGGGCCGTTCGGGCAGTGCACGGTGTTCCTGAGCCGGGCGCTCGCGTCGCGGGAACTGCTGATCATCCCGAGGGAGCGCGTGCGCGTGCTGCCGCTTCAGTCGCGGAACTTCGTGTACCGCGAGATGGGGCTGTCGGGCGACAACACCAAGGGGATGATCGTCGGCGACTACACCCAGGAGACGTACCACCCGTCGGCGATGGCGCGGATCCGCACCACGTCACCGGCGTAGACCTGATGGCGGGGGCTGCCTGACGGTGGCCCCCGCACACGGAGGGCACCATGCCAGGGGGACACGGCTCGCGCGCGGACAACCTGCGCGCGCAGCGGAACGCGGCCGGGCTGACCGGCGACGGCGGGCTGACGGGGCTCGCGGCGAAGGCCAACGTGAGCGTCCAGCTGCTGAAGCGATTGGAAGATGGCGGCACGGCCATGCCGCACGAGATCCAGCGGATTGCCGACGCACTGGGCATCTCGACGTCGACGCTCGGCAAGAAGGATCTGTTCTGATGGCCGTCTCTGGTTTCGCGATCGTTGATCAGTTCTGCCGCGCCGGCGACCTGCAGCCGCACTTCTTCCGGCGCTGTCAGCGCGAGATGCGCGACGACGTGCTGCCGGTGCTCGCGTGGGTCGACGCCAACGGCGGCCCCGACGAGGTGCGCGCCAAGCTGGCGCAAGTCGACGAGCTCGAAGCCGAGAACCGCAGCCTGCGCGCGCAGGTGGGCAAGGCGAAGCCCGCGAAGCAGGAGCCCGCGCATGTCGCGTAAGCCGCTCTCCTGGGCGTTCCTGATCGACTCGGTCGAGTTCACGCCGCTCGTGATCGCTGGCGAGACGTCGCTCGGCGGCTCCGAGTCGGCGGCGCTCGGCCTGGCGCGGGCGCTGCGCGCGCGCGGCCACGACGTGCACGTCTTCACCACGAAGCTGGCGCCCGACGCCGTCGGGATGGACGCGACGGGGCTGCAGTGGCACCACCTGTCCGAGTTCCGGTCGAGCAACGAGTTCATCGAGTGGGACGTCTGTGTGGCGCTGCGGATGTGGATGGCCTACAGCGTCCAGACGTTCGCGCGGTTGCGGCTGCTCTGGAATCAGGATCTGCTCGTCCCGGGCGGCATGGTCGCCGGGGTCATGGCGATCACGTCGATGGTCGATCGCTTCTGCTACGTGTCGGAGTACCACCGGCAGCAGTGGGAAGGGCTCCTGCCCGAGATCGCGCCGATCGGCTGGGTCACGCGGAACGGCATGGATCTGTCGCAGGTGCCGACCGGCGGCGCGAAGGATCCCAACCGCATCATCCACATCTCGCGCCCCGAGCGCGGGCTGGGCCCGTTGCTGACGCTCTGGCCGAAGCTCCGCGAGCGTCTGCCGTCCGCCGAGGTGCGGCTGTGCCGCTACTCGTCGATGTACGACCAGGGGCCGGGCAGCTGGTCAGATACATGCGCGGCGTTCGATCGGCGCGTCGACGAGGTCAACAAGGCCGTCGGCGGAATCACGTATCTCGGCGAACTGACCAAGCCGGCCCTGTACCGTGAAATCGCCGATGCCGCGGTCATGTGGTACCCAGGCGTGTCGACGTTCGCCGAGACGTCCTGCATCGCGGCGATCGAGGCGCAGGCGTGCGGGACGCCGTTCGTCGGCTCGTATCGCGGGGCGCTGCCAGAAACGGCGCTGTCGTCGTTTAAGGCCGGGCTGCTGATCAAGGGGGAGGCGGAGAGCGATCCGGTCTACGCGGACGCGGCGATCTCGTCGGTGCTCAGCCTGCTGGGCGGCTGCCGGAATAACTCGGTCATCTACCGGAAACTGTGCCAGGCCGGGATCGCGCACGCGCAGGGGTACGACTACGCGACGATCGCCGCCGAGTGGGAGGCGCAGGCCTGGGCGTGGTTCGAGGAGCGGTACGAGACGAAGAAGCTCGGCGTACTCCGACAGCTGCTCTGGGAGGACGACCACGTTGCGGCGAAGATGCTCTCCGAAGAGATTCTCGACGGCCTCAGTCATTCCGACTGCCAGTCGCACGATTGTCTCCATCGCGATCTAGCGCTGCCTGCGTCGGAGGCTTTGGCCTTCTGCGATCGTGTCATCGCCGGGAAAGACCAGGGCGCCGAGGACTACGCCGAGCACGCGCTGCCCGATCCCGTGAAGGAAGCGGAGATGTGCGGCCGATTCAAGGCCGTCGCGCCCACGTTCGAGAAGGCGACCCGTGTGCTCGACGTCGCGTGCGGGAACGGTGCCTTCGCCATCGCGCTGGCGACCGCCA